CCTAATTCATTAAGTTTCTCTAGGTAAAAATAATTAGCAACACAGTTTAATGCATAACCACCTGTTAAACATACATTCTTTTTTCCTGTTATTTTAGATGCTTTAATATCCTGTTTTCATATTTATTTAACGCAGCAATTTGATGATATATTCTGTTTCATATAAGTATTTTCACCTAATGTTTTTTCAATATCATTTACTAGTTTATTAATTATATTAAAATCTAATTTCATTAAATTCTCATTATTTCGTTCTATATTAACATCAGATGAGATTCTTATAGGTGAATAAATTCTTTCATTTTTTCCATTATCTATTATATTAAATTGAATATTCTCAGGATATGATATATTTTCGGGGAAAGTACTTCCTATTACAACTGTACTTGGTTTATTTAAAGCATTAGCCATATGTTGACCTACTGAATCACAACCTAAAAAATAATCAGCAGCTCTAATTACACCAGACCATTGTAATAAATTCATACCTTCTGGTGTCATAATTCCCAAAGGCTCATCTAATGGAAGTTTAAACTCAGACATCAGTATAATACCATAATTCTTTTTTAATTGTTTTATAATATTTACAATATCATCAATTTCAAAAGATCTTCCACTTTCTTCTATCACATATTTACCACTAATTTTTGCACCAGAACCGAATGGTTGAAATATAATTACTTTATCTTTTTGTAAATGTGATTTACATTCTTCTACTATATTTTTACCCATAATATCATCAGATTTTCCAATTTCTATATTAAAAGATTTAGTTTCTGGAATTTCTGTTAATTCATTTATTAATATATCGAATGCTTGTATTAAGTTGCAGTTTTGATTAAAATATGCGTTAAGTCTATAAGGTTCAGGAGTTATTATTTCTCTATCTTTTACGATATCGAATAATTTTTGATGTGTAGGGCCATATACGTTATTTCTTAGAATCTTACTTAGTAAGAAGAGTTCTTGCCATCCTTCAGCAATAATTGGTGCAGTTGCATCAATATTTTTTATATGATATTCTAAAGCAGGAATAGAGCATAAAACTCTACCTGCTCCACCATTAATAAAGAAAGCTTTCTTCATATAAATCCTTTAATTTTATTTAAAATATTATATCAGAAATTTTATTAATTTATATCCATTCAGGTTGTTTTGGAAAAAGATTATAAGCAATCCAAGGATCTTTATCAAACATAATATTAGGCCAATCTCTTAATTTTTGTCTATATTCTCTTAATTCTAATAACATTTTTTCTGGCATATCACTAGATTCCTTACCATCTGTTGTTTTAAGAGATAGATCTCTTTTTTCTCTCAACATATCATATGTCAATTCTTTTACATTTAATATATCAGTATAATGTAAAGTTTTTAAAATCCATTTTTTATCTTTTGGATCATATTTTATTATATTGCTAAATAATTCAGATAAATGAAATTTTGACGAGATTTTATATTCACCATATTCTTGGTGTGAGTCTACTAAAATATCTGGTTCAGGTTTATTAATCTCAAACTCATTGTCTCTTTTATTAGGACCACATAATAAAGATGCAATTAATGGTTCTTCTTTTGCATCGATTTTAACAATATATGAATCTAATGGTATTGGTCTACCATCATTATACATTTCTTCACTAAGTGTTCCAGTAGACGCGATATTTGTAATTTTATCTACATATACATATATAAATTCATCACCTATATATTCCCAATTTTGTGAACGTGGTGTTAATATATTCTCGTGTAAAAAATCTTCAGGAATATCTATATTGAATGTTCTTTTAATCATTTTTTTCATCATTTTTTCCTTAACTATAAGTTACTTTAACTATTCCGGGACCACCCATATTACCTGCAGCACAACACCTTGAATCACTTCCACAATATGTAGAATCTCCAGACATTCCACCACTGCCGAAACCAGGAATAAAGCAACCACATGTACACCAATGTTCGATACTTCTTGATTCAGCATTTAGACCGATCCATGGTGCTTGGCCTGTTCGCATAATATGTGTCAAGCAATGACATTGTGATGCAGATGACCCCATTCCTGTTGTTCCGGCCATACCGAAATCAGCACCGAAATGCATACAAATATTGGTATTTGCACATGATTGTATATTTTTGTGACCCCAGGCATCACCATTACACCAGATCCCAGTACATCCACCTTTAACACAAAAGTTATTTAATCCAGGACCTAAAACGTATGATGAACAACCTTCACCTGAAGAGCAACCATGATGATTATTACACGGATAAACTCCACCAGCACATATTGTATAATAACTTCCCTCAGTAACAGGTATTGCTTTAACAGCCCATCCACCTCCAGCTCCACCAACACCATATGAACATGAATCACTTCCACAATTTGAACCTGCTCCACCGCCACCACCACTCCAAATATCAAAATTTGCATGTGTTATTCCATTTGGTACAGTCCATTGACAGCATTTACCATTTGCTATTTCACAGCAACCTCCTGCATGAGCACATTGCTGACAGTTATGCATTCTTTCATTAAACACATAAAATTGTTTCGCTGCTGCTTTTTCTTCTTGTTTTGAACCATCTGGAAATGTAATTCCATCAAATGTTAATTTTACTGCCATTTTAGTTTACTCCTTTTGGTAATTGTCGAATTACTTCTGCATCTGATATAGATCTTTCGTGTAATCTGATAACTGTTACTTCAGGATCTTCAAAATTTGGGTCAAAAGATTCATCAGGTGAAAATGGCATTTTAATTAACCAGTTTGGTACATCTAACCAATCTTTAGGTAAATCTCTTAATTGTTGTCTGTATTTAAGCCATTTTACTTTCAATTCTTCTGGCATATCAGGTGGAATTCTACCATCAGATTCTGCTAAAGCGCTATTTCTTAAACTTCTTATAAAATCATCACTATAAATTCTTTTATTTTCTCTAAATTTTAATGGAGCAGTATAATCTTTAACAATCGAATCTTCATCATATACCATTCTTAAATCCGTTGTATCTGTTATAATTGCATTTCTTTGATCTTCTGGCCCAACAGCTACTTCATAAATCTTTGGTTTTTCTAAACCACCAAACAATAATGCTATTTTTATTATATTTTCATCAGAATCTGTATCTAAAACTTCTCTTTTACAGTTTAATGGAATAGGTCTATCTGGTTCAGATTCAGGACTAAACGTCTCTTCAATTTTATTACTCTCAATATCTATCCATAAAACCAAATAATCAGGACCATCATAAAGTTGAGAGCTTGTTTTCCGAGTGTTGTGTAAGTACTAAATAATTCATCTGGAATTGTATAATTTATTATTTTTTTCATTTTTAATCCTTTAACTATAAGATATTTTAACTAATCCACCAGCACCGAATGAACCCCAACACGCATTAGATGAGCCAGTACCATGGCCACCACCACCACCACCCGGAAATGCAGAATGCATGCTACAGCATGCCAAATTTCCTGTACACCAATGTTTTCCACCTACACCACCGCCAGCAGCAAATGGTCCAGTAGGGCCACCAGGAACAGAGAATGTATCAGCACAACAATCGTACTGTTTATTCATTGAACCTGATGTACCACGGAATTCTATATCTCCACCGTATGTTGGTGTATTACAAACATGATTAACCCATCCTCCATTAAAGTTACCTACAGAACACTGAACATTTCCAATATGACAATTATAACAGTTTGATTGCATATCCCAGTTAGTAGATCCACCCGTACCACCTATAGCACACAGATTACTCAATCCAGGCCCATTAACATATGATGCACAACCATGTCTGCAATTCATGTTACATGAGCAGCAACAACTACAATCTGAAGTTCCTGCTGCACATATTGTATATTTGCTACCATCAACAAAACCTGCAACAGATTTTACTAATGATTTAGAAGTATAATTGCCACCTTGTCCACCTATACCAAAATCATAGTCGCCGCCGGATGATCCACCAGGCCCACCACCTGATAAAACTTCAAATAATATAGAAGTGGTACCAGAAGGTACGGTCCATTCACAGCACTTTCCACCATTTACTGGGTCCCAATGGTTTGAATTATAAACATAAAATTCTTTGTGTTCAATATTCTTATATTGTCTTGATCCATCACCAAATAATATTGAATCATTATCAATTTTTATTGCCATTTTATATCCTTATTAATAATCAGGAAACCCTGATTATTTTTTAATTTTTTAATTTTTTAATTTTTCAATTTCAGATTTAAGTTCTTTTACACATTCAATTAATAATGGAATAATTTTATCATATTGAACTGCAAGATAACCATTGTTTCTTTCTGTAACTGCTTCAGGTATTATTTCTTGTAATTCTTGTGCAATAACTCCAACATCTCGCTCAGTTCTTGTTGGATACAATTCAAGTGCTGTAGCATTCCAATTATATGTATATCCATTTAATTTAGATATTTTATCTAAACTATTATCAATTTTTACAAGATTTTCTTTTAATCTTCTATCAGATGCTGCATGAGCTGTGATATCGTCACCACAATAAATTTCACCTGAAATTCCCATACCACCAGAAATAACTATAGCACCTGTTTCAATACTTGTTGAAGCTCGTGTATTTGTAATTCTAAATTGTTCACCTAATTTAGTTGCACCTACAACATTATTATATTGTGCTTCATTTAAATGGTAATATTTACTTTGTCCGGCATCACCACCATCTAGACCAGCAAGGTCATTATGTAATGAAACCCTGAAGAAATAAATTTTTCAAGGAATGGTGATTCGGCATTTTCAAATGCAGATCCACCTTTAGTAAATGTCATTTTACCAACAAGAGTCGAGTAAGCAGCCAATAAACCTGGTAATGGAGTTGGTAATGAAGCATTTTTAGCACCTTCAGCAGTATAATAATCTTGACCATAAACAACGTGACAGCTATTATCATGTGACATATAAATCCAAGCAACACCGAAACTTCCAGATGGAATATCTTCTAAAGTATTTGTTTGAGTATTATTATATCTATTAGGATCTACAGCATCTTGAGAATAGAATCTTAACCATCCATTTCTTTCAACATAACCATGAACTCTTTCCCATGATTGAACACCTTCAACACCTGAATATTCATAATATTTATTATCTAATGTAGAAATAATTACGTTTACTTTATCAGTAAATCCATTTGGCCATATAGTATTCATCCCGGCCTGATCGCCAATAAAAGGAATAGAAGTAGTATCAGCACTTAATGCAGTAGATTTTGGTCCAAAGTAATCCCAAACTCTGGTATCTTGATTAAATTTGTAATATGAATCTGTTGATTGTAACTGAAGAACAACATAATCTTTTAACAAACCAGGATTAGAAGGATCTAATTCAGACATATTATAATATCCAGTTGGATTAGCGGCAGTTAATTCAGTAACTGATGGGTAAGTAGTACTATATATTAATTTATCTTCAATATAATCTAAAACCTCACTCCAAGCTGCAACATTTCCTCTACATGTATCATCAAAATATGTAAATGTTTCAGTTTCATTTAAGAGTCTAATTCTATTAACACTAGCATCTCCACCTTCACCTTCTAACCGTATCCAAGATTCATTATCCGGAGCAACGAAAGTTACAGTATTTTCACCATTTGCTAAAATTTGATTAATTAATTCTGAACCACCACTATTTGTACCTACTTTTAATCTTGTAGTACCACCTGTAACATTAACTTTTACTGTATATGTACTTCCAGATGATGTCACAACCAGAGTGCTTACATTTTTTCCTGATTTTATTACCATTTTAGGTGTAGCAGCATAGTCAATATAACTATCTGTACCATCTAATGTAAATTTTGATTTATAGAATTGTGAATTATCTCTATAATATTTACCATCAGCTGAACTGAAGAATATATCATAAGGTCTTGATCTTTCATAAGCACCATCTGCAACAAATCCATGTGGGAATGAGCTATTTAATTGAGCTAATGTTTTAGTCGTTGTTTCAGAAGTATGTTGATACCAAGAATAGAATTTATCTCCAAGTTCCATATTAAATGCTCTAATAGTAAATCTGTTTGCCATCTCTGCCCACATCACACCTTCAGTAACATTAAATTGTAATGAATTAGCTACTGGCTCAATATCAAGACCACGTGCTCTAATTACTGGAAAAAACTCCTCTCCGAATAACTGAACTCTTTTATTAAAGTTCCAACCATTAGTACCACAAACCCTAATAATAATTTCATTATCCATTTTATAAACTCGTCCAACAGTATGTGCATGTAACATAGCACTTCTTCTTGGTAAATTTAATTCAGGATGAGCAGATTTAAAGGCATAATAATCAGGATCATTTTCCCAGTCAGCCATATAGAAGTTTGTTGATGCAACAATTTCAGTATTTCCATATGTTCCATCACCATTATCAATCGTATGATTCCATGTAACAAAAATATAATTATATGCATTATTAGTTAAGAATACATTTTGTTCAGCAGTCCATGTTTTATAGAATATTTTTCCACCTTGTGCAGAATTAAGTTCCATTGGTTCACATTCACCTGCTGCCACACCTTCGATTGATGATGCTTCTATTTTATAAAGCCCACCACCACCATCAACTCTAACTGTACCATCACCATTATTTTGTATAATACCACCATAAAGTCTTACACATGAAGAAATATTTGACCAATAATTATGAAAATCACCAATTTCTTGGAATGATTTTGAAACTGTGTTACTCCAACCAGTACCTTTATTATTATATGTTATAACATTTTTTATTACTCTACTCATTATTTACTTCCTTTTATTAAGCGATTTCTTCTACGCCAAATACCATTACATTTAATGAATCTGAAACATTACATTTTACATAAATTGAATCACCAGTACCCAAAACAATAGCACTTCTTTCTAATACACTACCAAATGGTATTACTGTGTTATATTCTATTGCATCGTATTTTCTGATAGAATCAGAAACCATTTGAGCAATTAAAACACCATTACCTATAGGCTCATGTGTAACAGGATGAGTTGTAGTAATTGTAGGAGTAATTATATAATCATCACCGTTATCTGTAACTGTTACTTCTTCAATACCATATCTTGTAGCATTAACATCAAGATTAGCACCTACACCTGTTCCACCCGCAAAAGATAAATCATCCCCTGATGGAATAGCATTTGTATATTTTCCATTTTCTGAAATAATAAAACTTACAATAGAACCATTTTCACTATCAACAGATGTTACAGTAACTTGTACATTTACATCACCACCAGATCTATTACTTGTATCATCTAGAGTAAGAATATTTCCAACATTATATCCTGTTTCAGAACCTGTAAATGCTAAATTTTTAATATTTAACACAGATACATTTGCAACAGCATTCCCACTTGAAAATTTAATTNCNGGCTTTACAATATAATTTGTTCCTTCAGTATCAATTAAAATACTTCCAACCTCATAATCTACCTTTTGTCTTATACTAATTGTTGCTTCTACATCATCAGTGTAAGTATTTGTAGCACTAATTAAAATAACTGATCTTCTATTAGATGGTACAGTATATAAATGTGTATGTGCAGTTGTTGCTACATTTTTACCTAAAATTGCCATTATAATCTCCTAAATTTTTAATTATTTATACTTGTAATGTACCATAAAAGTACAAGTTAAAGAATGATCCGTTTATTGCTTGTTGATTAGCAACAGTAGCTGCATCGGTTAAGTTTGCAGTTGCTTCATTAATATCTGTTTGAGCTTGTAAAACATCTGCTTGAACAGTTGAAACAATATCATTTAAATCAGCATTTGCAGCAGTAATTGCAGCATTAAATGATGATTCAGTTTCTTCAGCTAATGTATTAAAATTTACTGTTTGTAAATCCATAATAGCTTGAACATCTATTTCAAATTGATCTAATGAATTATTAACATCTAATGTCATTCCATCAATTAAACTTTGAGCAAGTACAGTAATTTCTGTTTTTTTATCTTCGCCCATGTCCATTACATCATAAACTGTAGCTCTTCCACCTAGTTTTTCCAATGATGTACTTAAATATGCTAATTCTTCTGGTGAAGCATCATTAACATTTATTTGTACTTTATTATATATTGCTTGTACTGCATCTTTTAACATTTTTAACTCCTATTTTAAATTAGACTCTTAAAGAACCTAATATTTCTAATCCAAAGAAATGATTCTTTTTTGCTTTTTCAATATCACTTTGCATATTAACAATATCTTCAACAGTAATACCACCAAATGCAGCATTAAGTAGTAATTGTTCTGTTTCATTTTTATTATAAACATCTAAATTAAGTCTAGCTGTAGCTTTATTTGATACATCGTTTAAATTATTATCAGCTTTTAACGTAGTACTATTAACGAATGTTTTTACTGCTAAGCTTGATGCTATATCAGTATTTGTTGCATTTTCTAATGTTGTACTAATATTTAGTTCGTCATTTTGAATAACTTTATCTAGATTAATTGCTGATGTTACTGTTAAATAACTGACTTTTGTCTCAGCAGCATCAGTAAATGCGTTAGTATCCGGATTACTTTCGTAAGTACCTTTTATTGCTTCTTTTGATATTGAGTTTAAATAAACATCTTTATCCATTATTCTTTCAAATACTGGATTACCATCTGTGATAGAGACAACTTTATCAATTGACCATTTACCATCACCATTATCAGTAACAAAGACGTTATCACCTATCGTTAAACCAGTTAAAGCATCTCTTGCTGTAATATTTTCTACACTGTAATTAGTACCTAAATTAATCTCAGATTGATAAATTAAATTCTGAACTTCAGTTTGACTAAATACTTCAAGATTTGTTCTAGCGGTTGTTTTATTTGATAAACTTGCAAGGTTATCTGCTTTTTTTAATGATTCAGAATCAATTGTATCAATGTGTGTTTTTACTTCATTAATTGATTGAATTATATTTTGAGCAGTTGTTTCTAATGAGAATGAACTTCCTAATAAAGAGTTGATAGTAGTAATATTACTTGAATTAGTATCTGTATTATTATCAATTTCATTAATAGAATGAACTAAATCTGTTTTATTATCAGTTGTAAGTAATGATAGACTACCTTGTTGAAGTTGAAGCGTTGCATCAACCCCACTAAGAGCCGTTAAATCTGAAATTAAGTTTTCAATTGAACTTTGTTTTCTAACTATCTGTGCCATTAATACCTTCTAATCAATAATTGGATTTAAACTATTTATATAATTTATTTTATTTTAATTGCTAAATATGTAAATTCAGCATATTTACCATTTAAATTATCTATAGGATCAAATGAAAATTTGTCATATGATAAACTTGGTGTACAAGTATACTCTATTAATATATTAGTATTTATATCATCATAAATGGATGCAATGTTATTTACAGAATTTCCATGAATTGCACTAGGAACTAATGCTTCATTATTAGCAATTAATATTCTTTGTGTTGTTATTAATTCATTATCACATTTAGTAAAAATTTCATCTAATGCAGTACCAACAGTTTGTGATATTAAACCACTTGATGAATTGTTATAAGAAATATCTTGTGCTTGTTCAAGTGGTGGTCCAAACATTACTATTAGATCACCATCGGTTTCATGTGTATTTAATACAAAAGCAGATTTCTGTTGAAAGAATCCAACCTGTGGTTTTTCAGTAGTAAACTCACCATTGATACCAGTATAGAGTGTTGTACCAACAGTCCACGAAGATGTATCAATATTTTTGAAAATACCAATAGTAACCATTCCACCATATTGACCTACAGTTAGATCTTGATTCATTATACCAACAGCTGGAGATGAAGGTAAATTAGATTGAGAGTATTTTCTTACTATAGGAACACTTAATAATGCTTCTTCGTCTGATGTACATAATGTTACTATATCACCTCTACTTAAATTTTCAAATGCTTTAACTCTATGTTGTACTGCTGTAGCATGAATAGTATTTGTGAAACTATCTATTACTTTATTCTCTATTGTCCAATCTTCATTAATGAATTGTTCAATCATAAAGAGTTTCATTTCTCGTACATTTATTCTATGAGAACGTGTACCACTTGATATTAATAAGTAATCATCATTATTAATGGTATTTTTGTTTAATGAATCTAATTGTGAAATTGTTGTATATCCCATATATGCTCCTGTTTATATTAGTTCTGAAATTAATGCTGTTCCAACATTCTTTATTCTTAAATTTATATATTCTGCTATATAAATTGGTTTAATTGAAATATCAATAGTTATTATTTCTGGATTAGATGGATCAGGAAAAACATTCACAGTACCAGAACTAATTCCATTTTTTTCTCTAACACTTAAAAGTATTTGTTTCAATTCACTAGCAATTATCCTTCTTACATTTAATAAATTAGATTCAAAATTATACTTCTTTAATATATTAGATGTAGTTTTTTCAATATGATTAAATAAACTTCTAATGTTAATTTTATTAAATTGTGTATCTCTTATCATAAACGTTTTTTGTGTCATTAGAGTATTCTTTTCTATATAATTTAAACCTATTTTATAAAGACTATCTAATTGTTCTTTCTTAAAGTCAATGTAAATACTTGATACATTTAATATTTGACCTTTTTCTAATCCGGCACCAGGTGACCAAGGTCTAATTAAACTAGCTTGTGCTTTTAACCCAGCAATATCACCGGCAATATTAACTAATCTATTTTTATCACTAAACCCATCATATTGTTCTTTAACATTACATGTAAAATGACAAAATTGACTTCTTTCTAATGAATCCAAATAATCAAATAATACCTNATATTCTAAATTNGTATATGTTTTTTTATTTTTAATTTCTGATAATAATAATACTTGTCCATCTTCTGTATATAATACTTCTTCCTTATCTCCATCTATTTCAATTTTAAGTATTCTAGTAAATGATGTAGGAATACCAATAAATGCTATACAATCTCTTCTAGTTTCTGCTAATCTAATTGCTAAACTGTTATCTAATTCATTTCCTATAATAATATCAATATCATAACTATCTTTATCAAAAATTTCATATGACTCTGCTAAATTCTCGTCTGTAGGTAAAATCGTATTACCAAAAGTTAATGTTTTAGCACTGTCACCATAAAACGGAGAAAATGAATAAAACTCAAAATTTATCATAGATAATTTAATATATACATATGAACTCTTATCTAGCTCAGAAACCTCAGAAGAATTTATATAAAAATTCTCCATAAGTTTATTATTTCTAAAAACACAAATTCCTATATATCCATCTTCAAAATAACTAAATACATCTTTAGCTTTAGTTGTACCGAATAAAATTGGATTTTTACTCCAATCATATTTTCTAATTCTTGTAACCGTTATTAGATTTCCATGTACACCTGGTGTTTTGGCAATAATACTTATACCATCATTATCAAATTTTAACGAATCTTTAATATTATCATAATCAGATTTATCAAGTATAGTTATAGGTTCAAGTGTATTTGCATTATATTGTTGACCACCACTTGATCTACATACCCAAATCCCACTACTATATTGAAGATAATTATAAACTTGGTACCAATCATTATGGTATATGTCTACACCTCTTCCAAATGTAACTTTGAATTGATTTATATTAGTAATATAAACTGGTTTATTTATTGGGCCTTTTTCAAAAACACCAACGAATGCACCAATTTCATTTGTTAAGTTAGGAACATAATGTGGTAATGATGTATCTTTATATGAAACAGATGGTGATGAAGTTTCAATCATTATAAATCCTATTTTAGTATTATTTATATGTAGATTTTTATGTAAATTTTATGTCCACAATCAAATATTTTTCTAAAATTATTATTATACATATTTTCTGATTCTGTTAATTTTTCATCAAAAACTTCTAATTTATCTTTCAATTTATGTTTTTGAAATTGCTCTCTTGAAAATAATTTACTGTTATCATCACCTTTAAAATAAAAATAATTCGGAGTAGTATTTTCAATAAATTCAAAACCTAAT